GGGTTATTTTCTACAATCAAGAACTCTATTTGAGAAAGAAGATCTCTTCTTCCGTTATAAATAAGTTCCTTAACAATGCCTTGAATTGTAAAGTATACCCCGTCATAATCAGAGTAGTGTGCCATTCCTATGGTTAGCTTTTTGTCCATTTTGTTCTCCTAAAGTCCTAGAATTATCAATATATTATACACATTAAGGGGAGTATCCTCCACCAACACCAGAAGAAGGGGCGGGTGTAGTAGTAGTCGTAGCGCTTTCGCCGCCACCGGGATCGCTTGGGTCATCACCACCCGGATCGCCCGGACCTTCTGTGGTGGTTGTGCTATCATCGCCCGGATCGTCCGGACCTTCTGTGGTGGTTGTGTCATCACCGCCCGGATCGTCCGGACCTTCTGTGGTGGTTGTGCTATCATCGCTCGTTCCGCAAGGACTTGAGTCACACGAAACATCTTTGTGCCACTGCGCTTCACAGCCAGCGCCATCAATCATCTCCCAACAACCTGCTCCACAGTTAGAGTTTGTCACATCGTCAGTGCAACCCCACTCTCCGTATACTGTATTGTCTGGCCACCCGCTGAAACTTCGTACACAGCAAGCTCCGAGTCCCTCACTATTGGCGCAACATGGACAGTCGGTATCAGTTGCTGTAACTGACCACTTTCTGCTTGGAGGCCCGGCACAAGCGCCTAGAGCGTCCGGATTCTGTGATTCGTCGTTTGTGAAGGTGCCTTGACAAGTCTCAAGAGAATGAGACCAACGTTCAGGATCATCTGCTAACTTAGAGCCATCGCAAGTAATTATCACCGTCCACTCGTCCCCACACTCAGCAGCTCCCGTTTTTGTGTATGTAACGGTTTGAGTGCAGCTTGTAACATTTTCGTCTGCGGCCACATAGACACCACCATCGGTAAAAATGTAATCGCAATCACCACTTACACCAAGGCCAAACTTCAAGTACGCTGTGTCTGGACATTGACAAGGGCAAGCTGTAGTAGTAATCTCAGGAGGGGAGAGGGTAGTAGTAGTCGAGAAAGGAGCAGGAGTCGTAGTTGGGGCCGAAGTAGTAGTCGTTGTCGTTGGGGGAGCCGAAGTAGTTGTAGTAGTTGTACCTGCGCAAGGTTCATAAAGCTCTGGGCAGCAACAGCAACAGCCAACAGGGGCGTTGCAAAATACCTCTACCACACTGCCATCAAAAGTGCTACAGCACTCCAGTCTCTCTCCGGATTCCTCAACCATTTTGCACCCACCAACCTCAAGACAAAAAACATCACCACTGGTTGTTTTTCCACAGTTTTCAAGAGGTCCATTTAAGCAATCCGGACAGTCTGGGGCTATCGTAGTGGTAGTTGTAGTTGGGGCCGAAGTAGTAGTCGTTGTCGATGAGCAGTCAAGATCACCGCATGAAGCGCCTTGATGAAACTTGTGTTCTATATTTTGACACGAACCTCTTGTTCGAGAATCTTCGCAACCTTGATAACCTCCACCGGGGTTGAAGCTACAACAGGCTCCTACACATGGACTATTTCCAGCAGCGTTGCAAGATGTTTCTAAACAAACTCCACCAATAGCTTCACAAGAGGCGCAATCTAGAGCGTCAACACAATCAGCTCCAAGGCAACAACCAATTGGAGGAAGAGTAGTAGTGGTAGGGCAGGGTAGGGAAACGCATAAATTAGAGCCTAACGCCCAGTCAGAACTTTCTGTACAATCTCCCTGTACCATGCAGTCAGCAAAGGTCATGTTCTCAACACACCTATAATACTTGCCGTTAGCGCCAGTTCTGCATATACAACATCTTCCAAGCGGAGCGGAAGTCGTAGTCGCTGCCGGAACGCAGTTAGTGTTACAATCAGCGATATTGCTAAACAAGCTAATAGCATTAGTGCTAGTAAATCCGGCGGCGATACAATCTTGTAATCTTTCGTCTGGATGACCGTCGTCTACTATACATCCCAGCTTAGTTGATGCGCCTGTAACTGGATTGTCGTATCGGCAGCACACGACAGGTTCTGCATCAGGACAAGTAATCTGAGCGCACGTCTGATTAAGAAAAAAACTAGAACATTCTTTTACTAGGCAATCTCCGGGAGTAAGATAATCTGTGCAGGTAGAGGTGCCGCAATCGTGGCAGCAAGCTCCTGAAGGTGCTGGTGGAGGTGTAACTCCATCGCATTGACAGCACTGTGTCATTACAAACTCCTAATGTTGTTAAGCCCCAGAGCAACTTACGTAAACAGGTCTATTTTCTCCGTTTACCCTGTTGGTCACAACAAATGCCGCCCCACCAGTAGCTCCTTCACCGTGAATGTTTAGTTTTGAGTCTCTGTTTGTTACCCATATCAATGTGTCGGTAGAGAAACCGTTGTCGTAAGTCCTTGTTCTCATTAATCCGCTAGCGGGGGAAGTGTAACTACTTGGAGCATATATGTAATCAACCATAAATCCTTCATACTGACCAAACCAAGCCTCTGTTCCCTGTTCATCTCTTCTTATATAATCTCCAGAAGCTGTAGTTCTGGCTACGACCAAATCGTTGTTAGCCCAGCTCTGAACATCCTCCGTGTCTCCGTGTCCAGTTAATCCCGTGTCTCTTCTTACTTCAAGAGGGGCTTGAGGAGACAGTCTAGCATCTCCTATAGAGATCATTCTTGTACCATGATTACCAGCGATAACATTTTGTATATTTATTCTTGAGTTTACATTTCCACTAGCGTAAAATAGTCTTTGGTTGCTATCCAGACCCGTGACAATTTCTATATTGTTATTACCGTGTAAAGAGTCGTGTCCCGGAGTGTCTTCTCCATTTAGGGCGTGCTCTCCTATGCCTAAACAGTTTCTATTGCCAGAAGCATTTAGTCCAGCGCTGGAACCTATGAATACGGAGTCAGAAGATGAATCAGCATTATTACCGGCGTTGGTTCCAATAGAGATAGTGTTTTCTAGACCATCAGCGTCATAACCAGCTCGATAACCAATGAACACAGGGGCGGTATCTGTTGCTAGGTTTGTGTTAGGAACAGTACTGTAAGCTCCAGCTTCTTGACCTAAGAATACACCGTTTTTCCAACCTGTAGCTTCTACACCTACTCCACATCCAATAAAGACCATTCCTGAATTATTTACTGTGTCAATATTGATCTCTGAGCCAACGTCTGCGAATAGCATATTGCAATTATCAGCAACACTAGCATAACCGCTAGAGACATATGCCGCGAGAGAGTCTATACTCATCTTGCCAACAGATCTACTGCTTCCTGAAGGAACTTCTAATGGTAAATAGCTAGCACTGGTATCTATCTGGGGCGTAAGAGAAGCGGCCATAGAAAGATCTGTGTAGTCTAGCACAAAGTGGGTCTGGGTAGACGAAGTTCTTTTTCCAACTCCGGAGGTAGCTGCTATGCTTATATCTGAAGCAGAGTCCAAAGCAGTTCCGTTTGCAAACCTGATAGTACCTAAAAGTCTTAAGTCTCCACTTATAGCCACATAAGGAGTGGGGTTTGTAGGAAGATTCCAAGAAGGAGATATTGTAGGAACTTCTCCGCTAGGAACAAAGTCTACAAGCGATTGACTTGAGCCAAACCTATTTTCAAACCTTAAAGAAGCCATGCCTTTATGCTGTAGGGAAGAAGCGTTGTCCCTGAATACTATTTGTCCAACATTGGTAGTACCTATATCATAGGTAACTTCTTCCGCCTCTGTCAAGGCTGTATAAAAAGTATTGTTGCTACTGTTAACCCTTAACATTGCTTGGTGGTTTGATACAGACTTAACGGAAAGGAATCTATTAGATTCTATTGATCCACCAAGTCCAGCTTGAATTACTGGGTCTTCGCCGTATCCTATCAGCATTCTGTAGTCACTGTCCATCGTATCAAACTCGATGTCTTGACCAATTAATACTAAATTGTTATAGGTGTTGCCCTGATGTAATGATTCTCCCGCTTCAGGGGTTATAAGGTTAGAACCAATTAGTATAGAATTACTAGAATCTCTGTGTGTAAGGTTGCTTTCACCTATAATTACATTTCTTGCACCTGCCTTTAATCCACTACCGGCAGCGTAACCTATTAAGGTGTTCTTCGATCCCGTCGTTAAGTTCCAACCTCCAGCATATCCGTATATAGTATTATATTGAAGACTAGTGTTTTCTGAGCATGACCATTCAGAAAAAGGCGCAAATCTTCCAGCATAGGTGTTAAATCTATCGTCTGTCTCAACAAGGCCTGTCGGATGAGATAAATTGAATTCATTATTTGCGTCGTCTAAGAAGAAGAAACTTTGCCTGTCAGAGCATCCCCTGTCTGGTCTTGCGTAGATTTTACCAAACCCAAACGTACTAACAGGGCGGGTGGACTGCTCCTTCATGGCTATAGTGCCACTATTTGTAGTACCTTCGTGAAAAACAGTTAGCGGAGAGTTGGGAGTAAATCTTCTAGAACCCCTAAGCTTTGTCGTTCCGATACCTACAAAGTTATTGCTGGTTACAGACAGAAATCCAGACTCTACGCCTCCGCAACCACTTGGTTTCATCGTAGATAAATCTATATAGTTAGTTATCGGAGAATAAGATAACTGTAGTCCGGAAGCTCTAGTATTACCGTTAGCCAGTATCTGCAAAGAACTTACACTTGAATCTGTACTGGCAAACCTAACGGCAGACTCTCCAGAAGTCTGTATATTAAAGATAGTCTCTGGAAGCACCGGATGCTCATTTTCTGCATGGGGGATATTTGTTATACCTACCAAGCCAGATTGAGATCTGGTAAATCCATTCCTCATAACCGTCAGAGCTTCAAGTATCTCGCTTTGACCATCATGTACGTGTAGTGAAAATCTATCTTTCATCTAATATACCTTTTTATTATTATCCTATGGACTAGCCGAAGGGTCTGAAGAAGTGTCTGATGGATCAGAAGCTTGAGGAGAGCCGCCATCGTCACAGGTGGTTCCTAGCTTATCCATTTCGTCATGGTAAACCCAGCTAAACCCCCTCAAAGTGGCACAGCTTTTTACTCTAGAAGCGAACTGGCTTGAAATTTTTACGCCCGAATCTACGCTTCCAAAAAGAACAGATAAATCGTGACCGCTTGGGTTTCCATCAATCAAATGGTCTCCTGAAGCTGACAGGAAGTCAAAATCTTTATTGCAATAACCGCTGTCTATGATACCTAGAGGGCCAAAGCCTAAGAGGTTTTTTGAAGTTTGAAAGTCTGTTCTAACGCCAACGCCAAAGCATCCGCTCTGGGTAACTAATGACAGTCTATCTCGTGGCCCTAAGACTCTCTCGGTTTGTACGTGTCTTCCAGACATTACTTCTAGAGAGACATTTGACTGCCATCTTGCCCTTGAGTAATGATCGTCTACTTCTAAAGCGCAAGACTTTATTGTTGTGTCTGGGTGTCTGAATAAAAATTTGTAGTCTCTCTGATAATCAGAGCCGCTGGAATGTATTTCAAAACCTCCACCATCAATAGCTTCGTCACTAAGAAAACCGCATAAAGCATCATTGTGGAAGCCAGAATCGTCCGCATCGCAGAAACCGCTAGTGGCTAAGTGTAAGGTTTTACAGTCGTAAAGACATTCGTTTATATGATTGTAGTTTACGTCGTTTGCATGAAGCTGTCCGCTAATAACTACGTCGTTAAACCACCCGTCCCATTTAAGATTTCTATGACCTAAAGACCATATGGCGTTTTCATCTGGGACTACATGACCTTTTATGGTCATTACACCTTGATCTCCAGAAGGGGCTTGTGTATCTACACCAATTTTCCCTCCTGAAAAATGTATAATTTCGTTTACAGAACCCCAAGCGTATTTTGAACTTCCAACATTTCCAACACCGCTAATCAAGGGTGTTATATCTCCAGAAACTTGTAGGGTTCCGCCGTCAATATGCGTAGAAGGAACTGCAACCCCCAGTCTTAGGTTGTCAAGTTCGCCATATAAAAGAGGGTTCTTATTTCCGGAAAGTGAGATGTCGCAAGTATGATCTTGATCGAATCCCGGATAAGAGCCTAAATAAAACCTATTATTGTTATTTCCTGATGCGTAAAAGGCAGCCCCGTGACCTATAGCTATATTGAAATCGCCATGCTTGTTGGTCATAAGGGCGAAGTTACCTATGCCTACATTGCCTGAACCATTGACATTTCCTGCTAACGCATTATAACCAACGCTTACATTGTGCGAACCTTGCAGGTTGCAACCAAGTGCATACGAACCAACAGCAGTATTTCCACTGCTGGAATAGTTAGCCCCTAAAGCATAATAGCCGTAAGCTGTATTGTCAATACTAAGCCTGTTGGCTAAATTTAATTTACCTAAAGCGGCATCTCCACCCCTAGTAGTCCTGTAATCAGGCGAGGCGAAGTTAGTTGTAGTTATTTTCTTTCCATCCAAGAATAAATGAACAGAATCTATTAGGTCTACCAAACTCTCTCTAAGATCTTCTGGAGAAATCTGTTGAGTAGAGTTGTCAGGTAATAAACCCTGTATTTTTGTTAAATACTCAGACTTGGATAAAACAGTCATTTAAATAACCTTTATTATTTATTTAAAGCTAATTTGCAAGGTCGATACATCAAACTTAACAGTATCTCCAGTATATATAACGCGGGGATTGTCAAGCTGGGCGTGCATTAATACATTACCAGTTCCGTATTCACCGGAATCAACAATAGCGATTCCAGATACCCATCCCCAATCAACGAGCGCTGGAGAGCCATCGCCAGTATCAAACAAGAATGAATTAGTATTTTTAATTAGTCCGCTGCCTACTGCGTGGTCATCAGCATGATATGTCCAAACACCGTTTCCATCAGTAGAAGGGCTGCCAAGGTTTAGTCGTCTATAACCAGTATCGTTACCGTTAGCATCTCCAGAAGGTAATTCTTGAAATGTTCCACCGTTTTTATACTGAGAAACGCCTGTATCTGAGTCGCTTGGAACACCACTGGTCAAAGCAATAGCCAAATTAGTTGGCTTTGCAAAGGTTTCACCCCTGAATATATGGTGTAAAAGTCCAGATTCTAAGTAATCTGATAAAGCTGCCATAGTTAAACTCCTAGTAAAGTCCTTAAAACAAGGTTTTATTATATACTATTATACACAAAAAAGGGCCACTCTCAAAGAAATGAAAGTGACCCTCTTATTGTAGCGGTTAGCTTCTAGGTGATACTAGAACGAGCCAAGAATGACCCGTCTGTTATCAAGAACGCCAAATCCAAGTTCAGCGAATCCGTAGTAACCAGCTCTCTGCTGACGATGAAGTGTAGGATCTTCAAAGATTTCTACATTCTGTTTCATTGGCATGATGAAGCTATCATTAGCGCCTTGATCAAGACCAACAACAAGTTCTACGTCAGAACCTTCAAGAGAACCGCCAAGACCGTCTGATGCTGTGAAGAAAGTCTGGTATTCTTGACCTTCACCAAGCTCATCAAGATCGTGCAAATTCACACCAAAGATACGTGTGATAGGAGCACCACCTTCAGTAGCGGTGTAGATTTCTCGACGAGTAACTTCGTCAATCTGGTCAAGTCCCCAGTTTCTTACATCCTCAAGAGCCTCTGGAGAGACGTAGAGGTCAGTAAGACGGCCACGATTGGCTGATCCAGTGTTACCGCCAGCATTTCTGCGCATAACAGTCTGCATCAATGAGACCAATCGCTTGCTAAACATTCCAGCGGTGGCATCGCCATCGTAAACCAAAATGTTTCGGTCAACGCCTGCTGCAAGAAGTGTGTGCCAACCGTCATCGTTCATTTTCTTAACGAAGCCAGCTTCCAACACCTGCATAGCACGACCAACAATATCCCAACGAGCTTCACGAGCATAACGAAGCAAGTAGTCGATGCTACTTGTGATGCTGTAGGTTGGGATCATGACATAGTCGCTTTCGACCGCACGTTCCGGTACGCGACCATGACCCGGATTGGTGTAAGCTACGTGCTCACCTTCAAGTCCGGGAGAGATCAAGTCAAGAGGGTACTCGGTAGAGGCTCCCGGCTCGACATTAATCGTTTCAAAAATATTACCAAGAATATTGCCTACGAGAACACCTTTACGTAAAGGTAGCTCAAGAGCTTTGGCAAATTCTCTTTGGGCAGCATAAGCAACGTTTTGGTCGCTATCGCCCGACTTCTTTAGCAATGAAATGAATTCATCACTAGGTCTTTCTGTAAGTGACATGTTAATATCTCCTTTAGGGGTTAGGGCGATTATTGGCCGCGTGCGTTAGGAAGGTTAACGTAAACTTTCGCATAACCGTCAGCGTCTTTGCGGGACATAAAGCGTCCGATGCAAAGCTCTCCTGAAGCTGCTGCAAAACTGGTAGCATTACAAATGTGACCAGCCGTTCCGTCTACATCTACTGTAGAAGCAAAAGCTTCTTCACCAGCTTTAGGCGTGCCTTCGATATTACTTGTTACAATCCAACCACGAGTCAGAACGGTGACTTTGCCACCCTTTTGTACTTCGTCTTTGTATTGGTTGAGATGGGTTCTAGTCAAATCTTTATTAACGACATCGTTAAGAAGGATACCGACTGGAACATCAGTTGCGGTTGCTTTCGCATATTTTACGAGGTTTTCGCCCTGATCCAGTGCTGCACCAGATGCTTGACCTTGATCTGCCAAAACAACAACGCCACCACGAGTAGCTGTTCCTTCGTTATAGAAGAAGGAAATATCTGTTGATTCTTCAAATCTATCTGCTTTAAGAGCCATGATTTATTCTCCTGTTAAATTACTTGTTAAGTACGTTGTTTTCTAACCAGCTAGCAACACTAGCTCTGGTCGCTTCCAGTTCGTCTACTTCGGCTTCGACCAAAGTTGCTTCCGATGTTTCAACCTCTTCAAATGCTTCCTCGGTGAGTTCAGCTTCAGCTTCATCTGCCTTAGCTTCCTTCTCCTTTTTTTTCTTTTCGATAGCTTCCTTAAGTTCAGGAGGCATCGCAGCTTCAGCTTCATCTTCTTTTTTCTTATCGTCTTTTGCGTACTTCTTTTTCATCAGAGCGATAACAGAATCAAAAGCTTCTTCTTCAAGAGCATCAAAACTGGCTAGAGAATCTTCTACATCTTCTTCGCTGATACCAGCTTCAACAAGAGCAGCTTTTCTCTTTTCCATCTTCTCTTTCTTTTTCATGTCATCCATGTCTTTCATGGCAACAGTGAGTTCTTCTTGTGACTGAGCAAGAGCATCTTCTAGTTCAGCAACGCGAGCCTGTGTGCTCTTGATACTTTCTTCTAGTTCAGCAATGCTTGAGTCTTTCTCGGTAATTACGCCTTCATAAGCCTCTACCTTTGAAGCAAATTCTTTGTCTTTAGCTTCTCCGATTTGGGCTTTGATAGCTTCATTTTCCGCTTTCGATGCAGTAAGTTCAGCTCGAACTTCTTCTAACTGCTTTTCTAAAACGTTTTCAGCCATTGTAAATTCTCCTATAGTAAAATTAGAATTGTGGTCTGTTTCAAACGCGACAGATTTAAGGATAATACTTCTTGGGTTAGCTGGTTTGGCTACTAAGCCTTTACCTGAAAAAGCGATATTTTTCAAGGCTCTGCCAACCTTGTAACCTTCATATTCACCCTTTCCGCCGTAAGCCCTGAGATGTTTAGTCAAAAAAGCAGACTGCTCATCTCTAGCTAAAAGTTTGGCGTCACCATCCTCGTTTATTAATGCATAATCAAAACCAGCAAATAGACATTCCATAGAAACGTACCATTTGCCTTCTTCGATTTCTGCAAGAATTTTGCTCATTCGCTCTCTATTGTCATCGCCTGTCCAGCTATTGTAGAGAACTGCTTGTGTTACGATATCAAAATCTTCTGGCATCGGGCTATCGTCTGCGACAGCCTTTCCTTCTTTTGTTAAAACGTAACTTCCAGTGATATGTCCAATAATATCATTTTCATTATGCATAAAATTGAACTGTTTATCTTCTGGTGTATTTCTAGCGTCCCACGTCGCCTCAGCGAGGAAAACGTCGTCATTCTTATTCCAGCCGCAAGAAACAAGCACAGATTCTAAGTAGTATAGATCAATTTGATCTTTATTTTCAGCAACTACTTTATCTAGAACTTCTTTGTTAGATATAACCTCTTTGGCTGCGGTGACAAGACCCTTGTTCACTTTTGCCTCAGAGCAGTACGCAACGCTAGCTGTACTCTTTACGAGTTCGCCAACGCCGTCGTCTATTTCTTTTTGATAAATTTTTATAGTCATAATAAACCTCACGACATTATACACAAAAAGATGAAGAAAGTTGAAAAAACTCTGTTTTTAACCGAGGCAGAACCCGACAAACAGGCTAATGACATGTTTTTTGTAAGATTCGACCGTCATCTTATCTGTTGAAACATTTTTAGAAGCCAGTATTTTTCTGAACTTTGGCGGAGTAGGAGTGTTCTGTGAGAGAACCTTGTGTATTACGCTATCATTAATTTCCTGCATTGGTTCAAGATTGGTTAAAATTGAAAGCTTGAGATCTTCCAGCTCTTTAAACTGAGCTTTTGTAAGCTGTCTCATGTTGCTTTTACCTTTGACCTGCAAAAAGGCTGTTGATATATCAGATATTCTGTCTATCGCGTCAGATGTCCAAATAAACAGCTCTGCAACTCCGGGTTTAGATTTAGGTGTTTCAACCCTTTTCTTTCTTGGGCCTTCATCTGGCTGGAAAGGTGGTCTACCATTATCTTTTGGTTGCTGCTTCTGCTGTTTTTGCTCTTGATTTTTTGAATTAATATCTCCCTGTTTTTCAAGCTTTTCCAAATCTTTGTTGTGATTTGCGTTGTGGAAAGGGCTTGCTTTTGGAGGTATTCTTTCTGACTCCCTATCTTTATCTTCTCTTCTCAACCTAACCTTTTCAACCGCTGGTATCTCTTTAAATCTCTCAAGAACTGTCTCGTGTGAGATTATGTCCCTGTCAGCCAGTTGGATGAGTAGGTTCTTTTCAGAAGCCTCGTCGGACAGACTCATTTGGTCATAGACTATGTGGGCTGGTTTTCTGAATCCCATAGACTTTCTAACTATTTCCATCTCTGCTTGCCAGAATTTTGATAGCTGGTCTCTTCCGTATTGTAGTCTTTCTACTAAAGTTTTTAGGGATATGAAATTATTTGTAAACCCTCCGCTTTGTCCAGCCATTCCCGTCAATGTGGGAGGAACGCCAAGGCCTGCATATATACTATTTAATACTGATTGATATTTTTCAGACCCTAAGAACTTGTAAACCTGACTGTTGGATTCAGTATAAGAAAGTTCTGGACCCCAGACAAGTTCCATTGTACCTCCGCCAACATTGCTAGCAAGAATGTTTCTCAACTTGTTAATTACAGCTTTATTTGGAAGAATCTTGTGATCCAAACTACCAATCGTCCAGAGTCTGATATTTGATATGGCTCCATCTAGAGCAGAGAGATCAGCGAGCTTCATCTTCTCCAGCATTATGATGTCGTCTAAGATAGCGTAAGTTAGTGGATATGCCCACTGTTGCCAGTCATCTTTTTTGTAGTAAAATATAGATAGTCTATCTTCTTCCAGATCTATCTTTCTTTTGCCAGAACTTATAGCTTGTTTTACATTTGGAGGTAATGTCTCTAGTATTTTTGCAGGAACTGCCCCGTCTTTAAAGTTGTCGAAAAACGAGTTTGCACTTAGCTGATGAGATCTTCTTCCCAAGAACATACTGATATTTCCATCTTTTACATCAATATTTAAAGGGTTAAAGAAGTTGTATCTCCAAGGTATTACATTGGTTTCCGTTATTGGCACATCAAGTCTTATGTCATGAGCCATAGCTCTCATGTACTTTTTAATTTCGGGTGTTACACTGGCCGCGCTTCTGTATACAAAAACCTGACCGGTCTTGTAGAGGTTGTTTAGAAATCTTTCTGACCTTTCTTTTCCTTGAACCTTTTTGAACCACTGCTTGTAAAATTTCTCAACACTCTTGCTTTCATGAACTATGTCTATGCCCTGACAACCAAAATCGCCCATTAGATCTATCACATTTCTTACAATGCCAACCTTTTCATAGGCGTCCATACACATCTTTATGGCGCGCTTCTGCTTTCTGGGGGTGGCTTCGTTTGGTCTAAAAGCGTCATAGTCACTACGTCCAAACTGAGGTCTTACTGACCTGTTAGGTTCTATATCCAAGAAGTCCCTGTGGTAACCTTTTGAGATACCGTCGTAAGACTCTAATGAATCAGAGAAACTTTCAAAAGCTCTCGCTTTGCTAGTGTGATCTGAGTCGTTCCATGTAATGAAAGGTTCTTCTTTTTTTCTATCTTCTGACATATTTAAGACCAATGATAAATGAATTGAAATGTAATTGAAATGGTATTAGATTATACACGGATTAGTATAATTCTTGGGCGCCGTCTGTAAACCAGTTCGGACCAGAGTATAGATCTCCTTTTTTATCAGTCTTGTCCACTGTAGCAAAACCTCCATAGAATTTGTACTCTTCTGGACTGGGCATCCTAGCCAAAGTTCTGGCCGCCATGTTAGCCATGATTAAAGAAGAATAGCGGTCTTTTCTCAACTTACCTTTTTTACCTGTACCTATCACCGTTTCAGGGGTATCCCACTTGTCTCTTCCTGTGGCGGTCTGTGTTATCTGTATCATAGTTAATTCGTCCTTAAGATCCTCTATCTCCATGACACATTGTTCTAAGGTGTCGTAAGTTCTACCTTTTAGTCCGTCTTCCGCATTTGCTATACCTAAGCTAACGGTATCAAACATTGGAAAAAGTAAAACCTTGTCTTCAAAGTCCTTTCTTAGACCATGATTGGCCTCTGCTAACCAGTCATACTTTGAAAACTGACACATTTCTAGAATATGTAGCCCTCTGTGATCATCGGTATCTTTTGCCTTATCATCGTCTATAACTGGCCATATTGCGAATTCTCCTTCTTTTATCTTATCTTTATCGTGAAGAGATTCCATGACAGCTATACCACCGCCTCCAGCATCCATAGATATGTGGATACAAGGGAAAATTCTCATAAGGTCTCTAATTTTTCTAGCGCAATATGCATAAAAATCTGTCTCGCTTGAGTATCCGCTCTTAACCTTTTCTTTGTGTTGTTCACGGTTTGTTGTCCAGCAATGTACTATTCTTCTGTGGTCTGGATTAACTTCAAGTACTACAATGCTAAAATTATCTACCTCAGACGCTGGGTCAACGCCAAATATATACTGCTTCTTAGGATCTCCCCTTAACTGTGCCTGAAAACATATCTCTTTATCATCTGAGTCTTTTAAGTCCCCACCCTCTCTTGTTACACAGCTTTCAATTAACGTACGCTTAAAGAAGCCCTGAGAATCGCGTGTAAAGCACGCTCCAAACTCCATCTGGTATATTCCAGCGTGGACAGTCGCTTTCGATCTGGCGACCTGTGAGGCGTCCATAAAGCCTTCTGGTAGTAACTCGTAAGGAACTCTGATTATTGAGTAGTCTTTCCAGTTAAAGTCTTTTGGCGCGTCCTCTCCAAATATCTCTCTTAACCTACTAGCTTTTCCTTGACTTCTAATTATGGACTTCCATTTTTTCCAGTACTCTGCAAAATGGTTAAAATCGTAGTAAGCGGTTCCAGACAAAATAATTTGGTTGTCTCTCTTTTTTACTATATCTTTGCTTTCTTCTTCAATATCTAGTCCTAGCTCTTTAGCTTTTTTCTTTGCCGCAATTTTCTTTACGTTTTCTATAGGATCAGAGCTAACAGCAGCAAAACCAGCAACAACTGTTTCAAAGATATCTCTAGGAATAGAAGCAAATTCATCGCTAATAATATCATTAGCTCTCTGGCCTCTAATTTTTTGTCCGTCGCCCAGAGGGAGGCAAGTGACGCGAGACTTATTGATACGCATAACGCAGCGGTCAACATCTCTTCTTGGTCCACTACTTGCATCGCACATACTCCTTAGAATTGGTGCGTTATTCCATATTGTCTCCATGTACTCAAAGAGAACCTTAGATTGTCTAAAGGCAGCTCCAACAACGACTACTTTTCTTTCTGGTAGAATTAAAGCTCTTATCATGGCATACAGTGAAAGAATAAAAGACTTTCCGAATCCACGACTGGCAATAAGCATTGGGAACTTTCTATTCCACATCTCGCATAAAAACAAGGCTTGCGAAGGTAATATATTTATATTAAAAATATGCTTACAAAGGAATGAGAAATATTCAGGCTTAGTCATTAACCAAAGGACTCTATACTGTACATCGTCCCCATTAAAATTAACAATATCAAAAGGGTTAACTAATTCTGAATCTTCTAGATCGTCTAAGTTCAACCAAGCTTCATCTAGCTTTTTTAGTTTGCTCATGTTTTAAGTTTCTCTATATTTGTACATCTTCTTGTATTTAGAACGCAGTCCGCAAAGCCATAGAAAACAGACTCGTTTGCGTCTAGATACCAGTCTCCGTCTTTTAGTTTTCTCTTTAAATAATTCTTTACTTTATCGAAAGTTAAATCTGTATACTGCTCTTTAAAATACTTACCTTCAATAGCAGCGTCGGTATAGATGTCCAACATTGACTCTGTAGCCTTTTTATCAAATGCAGCGCCCTTTTGAACATCTAAATAATTTCCTGAATAACCACTAGAACCAAAGTGGCACATAAAATAAGCATTTGGCATCATAGCTCTTTTGTCGGCAGCTTGCAAGACAATGCTACTCATAGACTCCGCCTGTCCGTATACGACAATGGTGACGTGAGATCCGCATATCTGAATCGCATCGAAGATAGCCATTCCATCATTCCAATTCCCTCCAATACTGTGCATATGTACTATTATGGGATCTTTACTTATGGTGTCTAATAGCCGTATGTTTTTATAAAAATTTGCAGCCATCTTATAGTCAACTCCCGGATCTTCATCCGTATTCGACACGTAGCTATGTAGGTATATCTCTCTGTTCTTAACGTCTAGTCCATAGCTGTGTATATCAGATATGGTATCTACACTAAGTTGCATTATTTTCTCCTATGTCATATAGCTCGTTTATTCTTTTAAGAATACTGAGAACCGCCCACTTAGCGTGCTTCTTGCAATCACAAAACATTACATGAATATCATGATGCATTTGAAACTCCATTATTCTTCTAAGCATAAATTTGTTGGTGACTTTTAGCTTTCCCCATTCTTCCTCTGGTATGCCAGATCTTTCAGGAAACTCCATTAGGTCTGATAATGAAAATTCAAACACCATAAATCTATGAGGAAAGGATTTCATTCTCTCTATCTCGTTATTGAATCTTATCATGTCGTGCCCAATATTATTAGCAAATTCTACTACACTTGCTTTTCTTTCAATACATACTTTGTCTTCTAAACCTTCTAGGCTGTAATCTCCCGTGTCTAGCTTTCTAACAACCATTCCGTTGCACTTGTGGTATCTAGAACTGCTGGACTCGAAGGTGTATCCCTCTTGTTCTCTACTATCTTTTATTATTGTGAAGGGTTGTATTTTAGGCATTTTTTCGCCTCACTATCTGTGTGAATAAGGGTTCGTAAAAGGATTCGTTGTTGTTGACTTCTTTATGGCATCTTGCACATAGTGTAATTCCGTTGTCTAAATCAAATCTAAGTGTAGAAGCGGATGACCATCTTCTAATGTGGTGTACTTGTAAATATTTTTTGTGTTTACATCTAGGCATCTGACATTTGTATCCATCTCTAGTCAGCACACGCTTTCTCCAGTCTTTGTATACTGGATCGTCATAGTCTCTTCTCATTCTGGCACCACTATCTTTGTAATCATAACATCGTGCAGTATATCTTTCATCTCTTTAGCCATCTTTGGTTCTTGAGCTAGTATTAAAGACGCAAATTTATAGTGAGCTTTAAAACAAGCATCGTCAGGGTTTTCCGCATCAATAAAGACTACGGGTCTTGTGTGATTAAATTCTTTAAGATCGAACTTTTTCAGTCTGGATAAGACGAGGGTTAGATCTAATGTTACTTTATAAATCTTCATTCTGAAGTGTCGTGCTCTACCATCATCTTAACTAAGTCCTCAAAGTTATGTTTCGGTGTCCAACCTAGTTCGTTATTTGCTTTAGAGGAATCTCCTCTTAAATAGTCTACTTCTGCTGGTCTGTAAAACTCTGGATCTTGTATTACATATTCAGACCAATCTTCTATACCTACATGTTTAAACGCCACGTCTAGGAACTCACGAATCGTATGAGTCTCGCCGGTGCAGATAACATAGTCCTCTGGACAATCCTGCTGAAGCATCATCCACATCGCTTCCACGTAATCTCCTGCGTACCCCCAATCTCGAAATGCTTCTAAGTTGCCTAGACGCAGCTTTGAAAATTCTGGATCTCGTCCGCTTTTTACGAATTCTCCAATCCATTTTGTAATCTTTCTTGTGACAAATGTCTCACCTCTCCGTGGCCCTTCATGATTAAACAGAATACCCGCACTGGCATGTAGTCCATAACCTTCTCGAAATAATCTGGTTATATAATGAGCGGCACATTTTGCTATGGCGTAAGGGCTTTGAGGCAAAAATTTAGTTTCTTCGTCTTGATATTTTTCTATAGAGGTTAATAAATCTCTAGTATCGTAATTTCTACCAAACATTTCTGATGAGCTAGCTTGGTAAAATCTTACATTAACCATTCCAAGGTCGGAAACTGATTGTAAAATATTTAAACAGCCTTTGCCGGTAATGTCCCATGTTAAAGCTGGCTGCTTAAAAGATACAGCTACATGGCTTTGGGCAGCTAAATTGTAGATTTCATCTACGTCGGCGTGTTCTTTAAGAATGTTATTTATTGAGTGGGCATCTGTCAGATCGCCCTCAATCAGAGAGAGTCTTTCATTATCAAGAATGTGCTTGATTCTCTGAGTGTTGTCAGTACTTGACCTTCTGCATACACCTACGACCTCATAATCCTTGTCAAGCAATAGATCTGCTAGGTGGCTTCCGTCTTGTCCTGTTATTCCGAAAATTATAGCTTTCATTTTTATTCCTTGTTTAATCTAAAAATTTGACCTTGTTTTTTTCAACTAGATCTTGTATTATCCTATGTTCTTCTTTTGGATTGTGCAGTGTTCCTCTTGGCTCATTGTCTCCGTAGTGATGATTGCTTCTGTCCCACCAATCGAATCCAGTTATTGTAACTTTGTCGTATCTTTCAAGCATCATATGTATCGCTATCATACCTGTGCTTGGTGATCGTAATTTAATTTTTGTTCTTACAAAATTTCCATCTGTCTGCTTGCAGTCGTTTCTTTTTGATATAAAGTCTTGATATATTTTGCATTTTTCTGAGTCCCATTGCCAACTATGTACTACGACTTCATCAAAAGCATCTATTTGGTTTACATGGGCGTGGTTTACAGTGAACCATATATTTGTTTTAATACCAGTGTATTCTTCATGACCTTTTATTTTGAAACCATTAAAGCGTAAAACAGTGTCAAAGCTATCTATTTTATTTCCATTAGGCTTGTCTAGTATAGATGTGCCGTTACCAACAATAATTATGCTCATTAGTCCTGTACTGTATCCGGTGTTAGAAACGGTTGATCTACCATGTCATCTGTATATTTGTGATAGGCGGTAAGTCTTTCTTGTTCTTTCTTCATTGCCATTCTCATTTTTTCCATCTCAAGACCATAAGATCTTGCCATTTCTGGATTTGCAACTAAATAAGCCATCCACCCAGAGAAACTGGTTTTGCTATCTTCAAGTCTTTTCACTCTTTGCTCTCTCGTCGCTTTCATTTCTTTAAGCATGGAATTTTTCTTAGTTTGAAGTTCCCTATAGTCTTTGTTTAGGGATTCCTGTGAGGCTTTCAGAGAGGCTACCTGACGCTCCATGTTAAATATCTGGTCTAGATCCTGTTGATCTGGGTCATGTGCTCTCTCTTCGCTTATCAGAGCTTGTAAAGCGGCTATCTGTTCTATATTATCTTTATTATGTTTAAGAGATCTGTTCATAAGTAGTTCAAGTTTGATTAAGTCAACTACTTGTAGTTCTTCTGTAGGTATAACATCGTCTCTAAACTGAGAAATTATCCTTGCCCAGTGATATTGAAACAATTTTAGCTCGTCTTCAGTGAACTGCTGCTTTAGTTCAGTCCAGTACGGTCTAAACTGTAAGTCAAATTGGGCTTGTTCCTCTGTTGAGACTTCGTTTTTTAACCAAACAGGGGTTTCAAGCTCCCCCTTGGACATTTTCTTCTTGATAAAGGTTAAAACACTGTCTGGATGTCGGTCTAGTTCGGTTGCTATTCGGTCTAAACCGAGATCTAAGTTTTCCCTGATGACTTTTTCTTCTTTTTTAGAGATTCGTCCGGTTTTCATGGTATCCATGCTCCTCTAATATCTCTGAGATCATATCTATAATTTCTTCTCTCCGCTGTTTTGTAACATATACGTCATTAATTATCTTAAGATAGTCCATTCTTACTTGTGCTGGTAGGTATTTATTAACTAAATCAACAATATCTTTGTTTTCTATATCATTATAAGTGATAGAATATTTTTCATGTTCGTCAATAATAGTATCTTCGTAGTCTAACTGTGCTGGTTTCATGACTTTCACCCTATCTTCATCGGAGCTAGTCAGAAAATGATTGTCTCTAACGAAGTTTTTGAGTCTGTTGGATAAATTGACACTGAGGAAGTTTTCCAGAGGGCGACCTTCTTCATATCTATTTAGGGCTTCCATACATATAATAAAAGATTCTTGTTTAATATCACTAACAGTATATCCATAGAAGGTATATCTAGGGGCAATCCTATCACATACTAGTGTTATTGTGTCTATAACTTCTTGTTCTGTCATTCCTTTTGGTATATTCATATTAGTCCTCTGTTTTTATCTTTCTCCACTTAGCTCCGTCATAAAATTCAAGAGAATTTGAGGATGAGTTGAAGATTATCGTTCCTTGTTCTTTATTTCTAGGTTTTCTAGGGCTAGCTTTAAGTACAATATGTGATAATAATAGTTTAGATTTACTATTTGTTAGTTCAACATAGTCTGAAGATATTAAAATAGGGTCATTATTATTATATAAAGACTTAACAACGTAGTCTGGAGATAGTATAAGAGATATCTCGTCAGAATTTAGAGACTGAACCTCTCCTTCTAGTCTTCCTAAGAGGGAATTTTCTTCTAGTTCTATAGGTGAGGGCGATAATTCGTCTGTACTACATAAAATAGAGTGTTTTCTGTAGAATAAATCTATATAATTGGTAGGTATATAAGAACCAATGACAGTATAGGTGTTATCTGGTAGTTCAAAGAAGCCATTTTTATCTACTGGTGTTTCCTGACCTTGTTCGTCTGTGGATAGGGCGACTTCTCTGATTAAAATCAGATCCTTTCCTACCTTTTTAACGTGTGCAACGCCTTTTTCTTGTCTGTTAAGCTTTCTAGAATTTATATCTGTGCTATCGAAAGTTTCTAACGTATAGAAAAAGCTTGTATCTTCATCAAATATACGTCTTAAACTGTCTTCTTCTTGGATGTATCCCGTAAAGTGACTTCCTGTATGTTTGAATTGATCAACATCAAGAAGTTTTATGACATCGTTATTTGTGACACCGGGGCTTACGACAAAATTTTTGTTACGTATCTTTGCCATTATCTAGTAATTCCTCTATTGGTTTATCCTGATCATTCAATTCTTCCTGTACCTCTGCGTTTAGGGCAGCAGTTGCCTTGCAATCTAGATCTACTTCTATTGTTGTTCCGCTATCACCTTTGGGGTGATGTGATTTTTTTTCTGTTTTTATTTTCTTCCATTGTTCTGACATTGTATTCTCCTTTCACGAGTACACTATATAATACACAGCAAGAGCATTTTCTCCAAAAAGTAATTTGAATATTGTGTGAAAACAGCTATAATAAGGGAGATTAATGGTTGAAAAGTAATCTAATTCAGTGAATATTTGTATAAATCCGTTAAACGGGGCTGTGGTATCGAGTCCAAGTCCAACTGAAAAGTAAGTTACCTGAGAGTGTCCAAGCGCTCCAAGGTTAGGCAAAATTGAAATCTAGGCAATGTCCCACCATGACAACCTAGTACCTGTGAAGAGCCTGAGAGGGCCAAGTTGTATTTTTGAATTATTAGCATTGAAGACCTAACTGCTTACTGACCCAACCAAGTACCTGTTGTATTCTTCACAGGTATAAATGGTCTTGGTCCGTCTATAGGGTACGATAGATTCTGTCTGGGGCGATCTACTAATTACATTTTCTTTTTACTAGTGTAGATTAGGTAAGACACCCCTTAGATTTTGTCCGCATTGCGTATGAACCACCCTTGCTTTTTTTCTCTGTTCAGTTGAGTTTTTTCGTGAAGATAAAACCCCCACCCTATACAAACGGCATTGGGCTGCCCGAATCGCCCTAAGTCGTTGGTATCAAAGGGTTTACGTCGATTAAGAGAAAAGATAAGAAACTTTCGTAAAATTATAGAATTATAGTATAGTGGGGTTGACAAAACAGCCGATATATATTATAATGGGAAGCAGTTAAGAAGTTAATAACAATCGGCAACAATAACAAGTTAAAAAAACTTTCAGAATAATTAAAGATTGTACTTGACAACAGCCGATAAGTATAGTATAATAAGAACATAACAAGTTAACAACACAACGAAAGAGAGAATACAATGAACGTTATTAAAATTGGAAACAAGAGCGAAGCTAAACTAAAGTTGTTCACGATTGATCGTCGTATCGAAAAGAAGATACAACAACACGTTAACGAACTAGGTCAACACAATACAGCTATCGTCGAAGCTGAATTAGAAAAGCTTTGGGCAATGAAAAGTATTTTGGTTAATTTTATAAATAGTTAATCATTGTGACCTAACGTGTCACTACCATAGACGATAATAATAATATGAGAAACAACAACAACAACAAGGTAACAACTATGAAACTTCAAGACAAACAAAAACAATCACGCGAAAACTACTGGATGGGCTGGTTGATCAATCAGATCGTCGCCTATGACAACGATAGCCACAACGACGAGTTTCGTCATGCTATCCGCGATGCTGTCAAAGCATTGAGAAACTTGCGAAAGTTTTTCTAAATTATTGACAATCGTGACCTAACGTGTCACACACCTATGCTATAATACTAATATAAGAAGTTAACAGTTAACTTCAAAACACAACACGATCTTGAAAGGATCAACATTATGACTACTAAACAAAAACAATTTGACGTTACTTACGTAAGCCCATTCAACGGTCGCGAAGTGACCAGCCGTGAGGTTCCTGCCAATTCCATCTATCAGAACGATAGCGGTGAAATGGTGTACCGTTACAACAACTTCTACCCTGCTTGTGAGGTAATCACAGCTTGTGAGGTTCCACAATCACGCCTAGATGCACAGCTTGCCTACTTCACCAAGTACGGCACAGCTAACGAGTAAGGGTTTAACCCGCAAGCCTTGCCCTAGTCGCAAGCATAGGTGGCGACCTATTCCAAGATACGCACCATACAACTACACTAACGAGGTTATTTATTATGAGAAGTTTTAATCCTATTATCCGATGCGTTGACGGCTTTGAAATGAGCGTACAGGCTCATGATGGTAGCTACTGCCAACGTAATACAGATGGTAAGCTAATCACTGTAGAGTGCGGCTTTCCCACCACTACACCTAAGACCGCCGATCTTCGCAACTATGCGGAGTACCGAGGCGAGATGAAGCCAGACTATACAGAAACGGTTTACCCCTATACGCCGATTGAGGTAGTACGGGCAGAGCTTGACGCTCACGGCGGTGTGACTATCGGATGCCTACCGTCTTAGCTAATCCGGACAGCTAGAAGCCCCCCATTAGCAGGGGGCCGAGGCTGCCGCGCACGCCGTAAGTCCTTTGGTAGCAAGGGTTTACGACTATTTAGAGAAAAAAATGGTTTTTAATTAAGTTTACTATTGATTTGTGCCGATATATATAGTATAAAGGAGAATGATTATGACGTTTTTTTGTTTACTTATCGGTGCTTGTTTGATTGGTCTTTTGGGGGCAGAAGTTTTATCATAAATTTCTCAAATACCCCTTGACAAGATTAACTTTTTATGGTATAATTACATCATGTTAGCAATGACAGCAGTCGTTGCGGTTCCTTGTCGGATGTGTCAAGAGACAACAGATTTGAAAGTTAACTTTCAAGGTTTTGTCAATTGGAAATCCGGCGAGCTTATCCAAGAGGCTCTTCCTGAGCTATCTTGTGATGAGCGGGAGTTACTCATTTCAGGTACTTGCAGTACTTGTTTTGATGAACTTTTTCCTTCCGAGGATGAGTAACCGCTAGACCGTCGCCCTTCGGGGTGTGGAGTTTGATAAGCTCTGTCGAAATCACTCAATTATCAAAAACTTTGTTTTTTTCCTAAAGAACCCCTTGACATTCTGCCGATATTATGTATAATGGGGTTATACAACACACAACACTTTTTAAGGTTTAACTATGTTTTCAAAATTCGATGTTCAAATTTCTTCCGAAGAACTCAACACCTACGAGCCTACACAGGCTGATCGTGAGGAGTACCAAGCGTGGTTGGAGGAACAGGAGGCTGGCGAGCCTGAACCCTCTCCGGAGGACTGGAATGCCTTTGATGGGCATTTGGACTTCTACGCCGACGTAGAGGAGTCCTATGACGACGAGGAGGAGTATGACGAATCCGACCTATATGGTGCGGAATACGAAAATTTTGCAGTAAGGGAGTGGGACTGATATGAGTAGCGGTATGATTACATTTTGGGAATGGGCGACGGTTGCGGCTGTAACCTTCCCTATCTTACTTGGTCTTTACGATGAGTGGTCTTATGGGCGATCCACCCAATAGGGGGGTCGCGGGGCTGCCAAAATTGACGTAAGTCCTTTAGTAGCAAGGGTTTACGTAAATTGAGAGAAAACTTTGGTAAAATATAAAAAAATACGTTGAGAGTGACCTAACGTGTCACGGACATAGACGATAATATATATATAGAAGTTAATCAAGTTAGGAGAGTTTATGTTTAATGTATCAGATGAGTTTATGATGTTCGTGGTCGTTCCGGCCTTAATGCTACCAGTCGGCTGGGTTGTCTCAAAAATATTAAAAACTTTCGATAATTAGTTAAGATACCCCTTGACAAATGCCGATAATTATGGTATAATGGTATTATAAGAAGTTAACACAACACAAGGTTATAAAGATGTACAGAATCAGAAGAACAAAAGAAACCGCAACCGGCAAACGCTTTTTGGTTGAAAGCTCACGCGGCAAAACCATCATTTGCAGTAGTGTAAGCGATGACCGCCGATGCATCAGCAATCCAGAGTGCGAAGGGCAACAATCCTACGTCGTAAAGAAGTGGGAAAAACTTTCCGGAAAACAGAATTTTGTTTGGGAGTAGTGACCTAACGTGTCACCACCCTATGCTATAATATAGATATAAGAAATTAACACAACACAAAGGAAAAATTATGAGAATTTCAGATTTAGAGTTTACTACCGAGATGCGACAGAATTCATGGCGTGGCCATAGTGTCGAGACCAAAACGGATTCGCTCCGTATGGTTGCCAATGAGCGACACGCTCAACAGTACATCGACCAGTTTGGTGATGTCGAGATTGTATTGGATGAAAAATACAATACTTGGAAGGTTCCCGTTTTCGCTGAACAGCGTAAAGAATACTGTGACCTAAAACAGGCACACTGTGAACGTTGGGGTTCTGAATAGAATCGCCCGCTGAAGCTTAACAGCATAACAATAGCACGAGAAGCTGAACTGCGTTAACAACAGCACCTGAAGCCTAACAGGTAAACAATGGCGGGACACCCCTTGACAGACGTTGCCGGTTATGGTAAAATTAGAGTATACAAAACACAACACAAAGAAAGATTGATTATGAAAACCGTTGAAGAAATGTTAAAAGAATTAGAAGTTGCCGTTCAGGAAATGATCGTCGTTCCGAATAGCTGGTTGCCTGAAGGGTTCCACAATGAACGTGATGGCGGTCGCTCGCTTGCTGAACTCAACGCAATGTGCGAAGATATTGCAGACGGTGAAACTGAACACCAAAAGATCAAGTCGATCAAAGCCCGCAACATTGAGAAACTGCGAAAGCAAGTTGAAGAAAAATCTATCTTCAACACTCACAAAGGTGGCACAGACTTCGTTGACCTGTCCGGCGAATTAGATTACAGTGATAACGAAGCCGATGAAATTCAGCTTCACAAAAATATGGCCGCGTTGGTTGGCGGTATGGTAAACGGTGGATTGATTGACGCTGACGACTTGGAGGAAGAAGTATGAACAACGGAAACATGCCTTACGGTTTAGGTTATATGATTGTAACCCTTTGCAGGATCTTAAAACCTCAAGAAGAATGGGAAGGTAATTCAGCCGGTGCGATTAGCTCCATGAAAGTTGCAGTTCCTCACGAAGTGATGGAAGAAACCGCTGCAAGTGGCGATCTTGAGTTGCTTGACTTGTGGGTGGAAGATGAGTTTGGTTTCCCGTGGTTGCTCGCACACGGTGAGAACATGCAATTTATGAGCGAACAAAGTTACAAGGAGTGGTGCAATGAAGTATGAAGAAAGTCAACAGGGTGCATTAATGTTTTGTGTTCTATCGTTTATTGTTGGTTGCGTAGTTGTGGGGTTTTTGTTTTGAGAATGAGAAGAGTACACGCCAACGAGCTGGCACGCTATTACCAACGATTAGAAAATATTGAAAAGAGGAAACAGGAAAATGAAAGAAACGCTAAAATCAGTTTTATGGTTCGGGTTGTCCGCCGGTTGGGTTTGTTTCGCAATTATAATAATGGCCGCGTATAAATAGGGGTTGACAAAATCTGGCGGGGCTGCCCCGCGAGCCGTAAGTCCTTTAGTAGCAACGACTTACGACAATTTAGAAAAAAAACAAAAAAACATTAAAGAACCCCTTGACATCTGGTCGATATATATTATAATGGAAGAGTAAGAGAGACAACATCACAACCCCGTTAAGGCCTTTGTAGCCATTACGTAAGGACAGAATCGGTAAGACGGTTCAGGGGTGCATCGAGGCGTAAGTCAAATCCGGTTCCTTTGTGAACTTAAAAATGGACGCAGCAGACTACGGTGCAGATGGAATGGCCTGCCATCGTGGTGTCTGTCTTATCTTAACAAGGCGAATGGGGTGTTATGGGTACAGCCAGCGAGTTAGTAAAAAATCCAAAATAAATTAAAGTTACCCCCTTGACAATGACGATAATAATAGTATAATGATAGTATGAGAAACAACAAGACAATAACCCTGAAGATCAAAGTTGGAAAGGTCGCAGTCGGCCATCAGGCTAACAGTCATCAGGTTCATGATAGCCGCCCGAAGCGGCAACGAACACGCCAAGCACAGCGTAGTGCATGGCAACGCAACGAGTAACATTGAAAGGTAAAAAGTTATGTCTATCAAATTCACCAAAGACAAAGAGACTAAAACCAAGGTTCGCTATGCAGCAACCGGCGAAGTATCAGGGTCGATCTACATCGACAAAGATTCAGAGCTTGCAAAAGAATCTGAAATTATTCTGGAAATTTCTCAAGTTACCGCTTGACAATGCCGATAATTATAGTATAATGAAAGAGTAACATCACAACACTTTTAGGAGGAATCTAATGGAGATTCATAAGAAGATTGTAGTCGGTCAGATTGACCACACTTACCTGTCGAGCTGGAAGTCAGACAACGAAGTAGAACTTCACAAAGGCAATGACATTGTCATGTTCACAATGACTGAGGAAGTCATGACACAGCTTCACAAGAAGCTAGGTGACAAGCTGACAAAGATTGCCGCCGAACGTCTTGAACAAGCTAGAGAACTCGCACAGGAGGAGTCATCAGAAGATGAGTAGTAGTCAAAAACCTATTGTCGCTGTAGGTACAGTATTAGCGGCTGGCACGGTCAAAGCCATTAACAATGACCACGTTTTGTTAGACACTCAAGAGGGTGTCAAGAGTTTCAGTTTTCCACAAGTAGAAAGGTTCATCCATGAACAACGATCTTTATCTCAAGCGTAACGAACGCAAAGTTTCTTTCCTGTATCCTAAAAACGGGAATCGTAACATCCTTCGCACCGTCAACGGTGTCAAGGTAAAAAGTTTCACCGGCCCGAACGGGCGCGGAATTACCGTCCGAGAGGACACCGGCTTGCACAAGTCGTTTTCACTATCAAAGTGCGTGGCGTCACTATAATCACGCCGCCTTTCGTGTTGTGGGGAGAATGCCACCCTTCGGGGTGGCTTCTCTTTTTTCTCTAAAATCGCCTAAGTCCTTTAATCATAAGGGTTTACGACGATTTTGGCTGCCCGCCGCCGTGACACGTTTGGTCACTCAATCGGCATAAAATAAAAATAAAATATTACCACAAAATACTAAAGTTCCCCTTGACAAATAGCCGATATAATATATAATGGAAGTGTTCGGGAAGTGGTCTTGCAAGATGAGACACTGACGAAGAATGTTAACTGAACGGCCTGATGGACGCATTAGGAGGGAAGTTACTGGGCAGCTCAAGCCTATTCTAGTTCGGTGCTTGCAAGTGTAGGGTTCGACTCCCTACCCCGTCCGCCATACAAATAAACGGAAATAAATTAAAGATTACCTCTTGACATTCCGATAATATATAGTATAATAGCACTGTAAGCAACACACAACACAAGGACACAAGCATGTTAAAATTCTCACCAGCCAACGCCAAAATCGAAGCCCTCAAAAACGACGCTGAATTATCAGAGTATCTGACAGACAAGCGTAAAGTTTATTCTCTCGATCTTCTCAGTGGCTATTCTTGCCCATTCGCAGAGGCTTGTTTGTCTAAGGCTGTTGTACAGCCAAACGGTAAACGCAAAATACAAGACGGACACAAAACACAATTCCGTTGTTTCTCAGCTTCCCAAGAAGTACAATATAACGGTGTCTACAATCTACGCAAACACAATTTTGACTCACTGCGTAAACTATCAGCCAACGAGACGATTACCCTAATCAATGACTCGTTGCCCAAAAATGCCGGTATTGTACGGATTCACGTTGCCGGTGATTTCTTCAATCTTGACTATATGCGAGCGTGGTATTCTGTAGCACTTGCAAATCCAAGCACGCTATTCTATGCTTATACAAAGTCGCTACGATACTGGCATGATATAAACGAAATGCCAACCTTGCACAATTTTGTTTTGACCGCATCATATGGTGGCCGTGACGATTGGCGTATCGACGAATTTGATTTACGTTTTGCTAAAGTGGTATACAG